TTCATGCACTTGGAAATCCGTGTGGATTTTGAAGACTGGGAACAATGGGCCATTACAAATGAAATCCATCCTCATGTGGTAGGTTTCTTGAAACAATTCAAAGGTGATTTGTATAACTTTGAACCTACGCAACATGATAGAGCATTTCCAACACCCCGTACTTGGAGTTTTGTAAGTGACATGTTGGATGATGACATGCCAGACTCTGCCAATACCGACATGGTGGCTGGTTTAGTAGGTGAAGGAATGGCCATCAAGTTTATGGCCCATCGTAAACATGCCGCAGACTTGCCTGCTCCTGAAGATGTACTATCAGGCAAAGTTACCACTTTTAAATCCAAAGAAGTATCTGCCGCTTATGCTATGGTTGTAAGCCTGTGCTACGAACTTCGTACACGTTACGAAGAAGGTAAACGAGCAGGTAAGTTAGACGATTTTAACAAGAGTGCTGATAACTGGCTTGGTTTTATGATGACCAATTTTGAACCTGAAATGGTTATCATGGGAGCTCATACTGTACTCAAGAACTATAAAGTAGTTTTTGATCGTAAGAAAATGAGCAACTTCCCAGAGTTCTTCAAACGTTATGCCAACTTACTCACAGACGAGTAATAGGCCAAGGGACTGGGCTGTACTAGAAATAATGTACGGCTCAGAAGCCCGAACAGTTTGGACGGACCAGCCACCAACACCATCTGATGTTAGCGAGTGGCTCCGTGAACAAAGGAAGAGCTGGTCCGTCCGTTCATATCCAGTTGGAGCTACAATCAATGAAGTTACCGCATGGGCCAGATTGCAAAAATTAAAAAGGTTAGATTGGGACTTTATACCAAAGAAATTAGTTTGGTTTAGAGATCCAGAAGTTGCCATGTTGTGGGATTTATCAGGACCAAAAGACAAAACAATTGACAACCGACTGATTTAGCAGTATAATAGATACATACAGAAACAAATTGGAGCCACCAAATGTCTAAAATGCCAGCAAAAGATAAACTGATTAAAAGCCGTGTTAGTATGCTTTTAAAATATCCATTTTGGGGTCCATTGGCCGCCCGCCTCAAATTAGAAGAAGTAGAATGGTGCAAAACAATTGCAACAGATGGTCGCAAGTTTTACTATAACCCAGAGTTTGTTAGTAAATTAAGTGATGGCGAGATGATTTTTGGTTTTGCCCATGAACTTGGACACATTATATTTGAGCACATGACACGTCGTGGCGATAAAGAACCACAAGTGTGGAACATGGCTGGTGATTATATCATCAACAATATGCTTATCAGAGAAGGCGTTGGTACTCAAATTACCACAGTACCAATCTTGGCAGATCGTAAGTATGAGGGCATGACAGCCGATGAAGTGTATGACGACTTGATGGAAAATGCTGTCAAGATTCAAATGACATTTGACGAACATCTTGATATGGATGGTGAAGGTGATGGAGATGGCGATGAAGGCAAAGACGGCAAAGGCAAGCCAAAGTTTAAAAAATTAAGTGAAGAAGAAAAGAAAGCTTTACGTGATGAGTGGAAAGAAGCTGTAATTCAATCTGCTAAAAATGCTGGCGCTGGCAATACACCAGGTGATATCAAACGTCTTGTACAAGATATCACTGCACCTGTTATGGATTTGCGCGACCTATTACGTATTCAATTCAGTGGTAGTGTTAAAAGCGACTACACATGGATGCGACCCAATCGCAAAGCCTGGCACACTGGTGCAGTCATGCCTGGACAATTACCCGGAGAAGAACTTGATATTGTTGTTGCATTAGATGCGTCTGGTTCAGTCGGCAATGAAATGATCTCAGACTTTTTGGGCATGGTACAAGGTGCATTAGATCAGTTTACTTCTTACAAAGTACGCATTATCACATTTGATACAAATACCTATAATGAGGAAATATTCACATCAGATGATGGTCGCGACATGAATGAATACAATGTGCAAGGTGGCGGTGGTACTGATTTTGATTGTGTATGGCATTGGATGACCAAGAACGATATCCAACCTCATCAACTGGTAATGTTTACAGATGGTTATCCTTATGGTAGTTGGGGTGATCCTGATTACTGCGATACATTGTTTGTTGTGCACGGCAGCCGAGATATTACTGCACCATTTGGCATTACTGCAAATTATGTACCCCCAGGACGCAGACATTAATTTTCCTGTTAAGGTACCTTACACAACTGGCCCTAGTTTTGAAAAGAACTATGGGCCAGTTTTTAATACTAATCCAAATCCAAGTTACCTTGTAGCAAAAAGATCAGAACTTGATTTGTTCAATGACAAACTCTACAAATCGTTAGATAACAACCTAGTGCGTTCAGCATCTAATTACTGTAATTTAACAGAAACAGATAACATAGTAGAGTTAGCATTGCAGTTAGAAGAAGATATTGCAATCATGCATAATGGCATATTGTCTTCTATCTGTTTCTGTTTTCCTAGCAGTTGGTTGCCAAGCGAAAGAGTAGGCATGTCATTATCAGCTATACACTCAGCAGTAGCCGATGGTGAACGGTTGGTTAAAATGAGTCAACGCATAAGTGAACTGATGGCCGATGTTGATCAAGGTCCTTTTATACGACATGTTTGGACTATTTCAAATAGTGGAGAATTAAGCCAGTTACCGGAAAAACATGATAACAAAATGCCAACAACTATTTCCGACTTGTATTTTAGAACTGAAACTCAAACAACTGCTCCACTTGGCAATGGGGTAAGTTTATTTTTTGTCAAAGTAGAGACACATCCATTAACTAAAATATGGACTGATCTAGATAAACGTAATTTGCTCATTGAAAGTATAAATTCAATGTCTGATGCAATATTAGACTATAAAAACTTAAGACATATCAAAACTCTTTTGGTCTAACATCAGGACGATTCTGCATATAAGTATTCATGGACATATTCCGTTCTAACCTAGGAGATTTTAAATGGAACAAGATACAAGCACACCAGAAGTAGCAGAAGCAACAGAAGCTCAGGCGCCTGCACCAGTTAATTTAACATTGCAAGATTTACGAGTAGTAGCTGGAGCAATTGAGTTAGGTGCTCAACGTGGTGGTTATCGCGCTGGCGAAATGGAAGTTATTGGCGCAACATACAACAAGTTGGCCGCATTTTTAGCCGCTAATCAACCAGCACCTGCACCAGCAGAAGCCGCAGAAGCCGCAGAAGCCGCAGAAGTTACCGAAGACAGCACAGCTGAATAATTACAAGGAGTTGCCTAATGGCAAAATTTATCAAACACGTTGGTGTCAACAACAACGGTAAAAAAGTTGTTGTAGTATTCAGAGAAGTACCAAATGATCAAACTTCGGCGTTAGTCATTCCTACTGAATCGTTGCCACAATTATATCATGATGATTTAATGAAGGCAATTGAAAGTAGCCACGCACAAGACAGTTCAGATCCAAGTGAGTTTTTGTTTAGACAAGTATTCCACGATGGTACTAATATGCTTAATACTATTCATCAGAAAGGTTGGATGATTAAAGTGCCGGCCAAGAGTATTATGATAGTACCTAAACCAGGTGTTGAAATAAATTTAGTTGACTTGAATCGTGAGTTGTCTCAGATTGAACGTGCTAGCAATGCTAAACATGGTATCAATCATGGAGCAACAAGATCAGGTGATATTGCCAATGGTGCAACTCCAAGTAACCCACCTGGAGTAATTGATGATGAGGCATTGGCTGCAAAGTATCGTGCACAAGCAAATACTTTTGAAGCTGAGGCACAACATCTTCGTGAGGAGGCGGCAAAACTTGACCCAAAAGGAAGTCTATCCGTTCTAACCCAGGGCGGAGAAGTAAAAAAAGGAAGGGGCCGGCCGGCAAAGGCCAAAGCAATAGCGTAAGAATACTCGATCGTATTAAATCTTTTTGGAGTAGATAATGAGTATTCGTAAAAAAGATAGGAGCTTTGAAAATATGTTAAGAGAAATACATGTAGAAGAAGTTCCTGTTGAATATATTGATTGGATTAAAGTATACTTAGATGATGGAACTGAGATTATTTTTAAAAGGGATGAACTCAGTGATATTAAAACAAGCAAAGAAGTTTTAGGAATAAAACAACTTGAACAATACTTGGATCGAATTGTTGATTTTGAAGTAATGATGAATTCAGAATTAATTAAATCCAGAGTTACAAGATTTGTTGGTGCATTGTTAGCAACACATTTTAATCACGAGTAATATGGAAAATTCAAATATTTTGTTAATCAATCCATCTTTGTATGCATTACGATTGGCAAAAGAAGGGCTGAAAACAAACAAAGGGGCATACGCAACATTTACAATTGTCAATACAGCAAAGTCAAATGTCAGTGTGCCTATCAATTTGGATAATGTTTCCAAAGTATTTGATAAAAATAATGTAGAAGTTGCAGACTTAAAATCAATTGACTGGAACTTTGATGTTAAGTTTGTAAGCGGATTTGCATTTGATTATGCTGGACAAGTATTACTTGAATCAATTGCAGAAAATCAAATAGTTCTGCGTAATGGTGGGGATTCAGCGTTGAGACTCAATCACTATCTAAGATCGCCCACTGAAACCAATGATGTATTGGTTGAAACTTTGAGTTATCTCGGACGTCATGTTGTTGTTGCGGCCTGGCGATTTTTAGAAAATAAAAAACTGGAAATAATCACAGATTTTACCAGCGAATGGATCGACTTAGTAGAAACTACATTTGAAAATTTAGACAACTTAAAATTATCAAACGGGCCGGCTCAAACGTATATAAGAAATTCTGTAGCATTTGGTACCAAATACAATCCTTCTAACATAAGATACATTCAGCAAAAAGAAGGTACAGAAAGACATTGGTTTGATATTTGGCCAATGACCACATTGGTGCATACAAGTAATCCTATATCAGCAAGTCGAAAATTTTACGAATGGACTGACAATACAGGTACTGCAAAAACTTATAAAGCAACTCCACTCATTATCTAAATAGAAAGTAAATAAGCAAGTTATGATATACATTTTTGCTTTCTTATTGTGGACTCTTTACCTATACTGGATACATAGAATAATTCACGGAGTGTCGTCTTTTGCTCGAGATGCACATCTGGATCATCACAGATTCATAAACATTCATGGCAAAACAAAATGGCACTGGAACAATTTGTTTTTGTTCAATGATACTTGGATCAGTACCATGGATCTTTGGATCACTGAAGTAGTTCCTACTTTGATTTTTTCTTGGATTACAGGCCATTGGTGGTTGTCCGTATTTTATTATGTATGGGCCGCTTTTATACAAGAAGTAATAGAACACAATCCTAATTTTAACATTTATCCTTTACTGACCAGCGGTCAATGGCATTTGGTGCATCATAAACAAAGCGATAAAAACTTTGGATTGTTTGTTCCAATTTGGGATATAGTATTCCGCACATACAAAACACATAAGGTTACAATATGATATTACACCAACCAGTAGATTTAGGAGCCAGTGAGGAGATAATCCGTTCACATATTATGAGCTCATATGTAAATAAAAAAGAAGCTCATATTATGAGTAAAGTATTAAGTCTTGATAAAGATCTTGCATTAAAAAGCTTCCTATACGAACAACTTAAAGACAAACTTGGACAACCAAAATGCATTCCAAAGTCTGTTATTATTTTTGGAGTAAAGCCCGAAGCAAGTATACGCATACATGTAGATGGTTATAATTTAGCAAGAGACAATGCAAGTAACTATGCATTGAATATTCCGCTTGAGCACTCTGATTTAGGCATTATGCATTGGTATAGTGGCAATTACACATTAACTGAAGAAAAGACAGACGAAAAGTTACAATATCTAAAATTAACCTGGAACGAAGCACCAACCATCATTGATTCAACCATAATCAATGTGCCAAAGTTTGTTAGGGTTGATGTTCCACATAATGTCGTAAACCATTCACCTAATCATAGACTAGTATTGAGCATTAGATTTGAACCTGACCTTGTTGTCAATTAGGCAATACTGCACCTTAACTCAAAGATAATTATCTATACAACGGAGATTATCTTATGCAATGGTTAGCATTGGCATGCACAGCCGAAAACGAAGTACTAGCGTGGGCTGATAGTTTAGCAGTTCTAGAAAGTGCCTGTGCCTTGGAATTTAGAGCAATATGCAGAGTATACGGCATTGACGAAGAATATGCCAACGATATCAAACAAGGTAAACTAAATTACCGTCTTGAGTTTGATGGTCCTAGAAATACCAATTGTGTCAAGTGTCAAAAAGATGAAGGCACACAAACACTAAGCCAAATACTACAGGCTCGTGTTGGCTTCATGCATGAGCTTTATCAAAGACTTACACACGGCTACAGAAGATTTAGTCCTGTAGTTGAATGGCAACTTGAAGCATATGAAATGAAATATCAGGCCGCCTTGATGTGGGAAAACTCAGATGTGTTTCACAATTTGGATGTTGGTACGATACACGATTATGCAGATGAAACTGGCATAGACAGAGAAGCGGCTGTTGGTATCATTATAAACAAATATGAAAACAGGCAGTCATTGATTCGTAAATTGGAACGTTTGCGTATTCGTCATCAAACTGCTATTCGTAAAGCAAAGTCCAAAGAAGATTTTGTTGCACTTCGTTCTGCAATGGACGAAGACTCTTTCTTATCAATGTTAATGTAATGAAAAAACTATTATACTATATTCCACACCGACTCTATCGCAGTGAAGCATTTAAAACTGTAGATCCAGTGACTAGAGAATTTTTAAAAATGTTCAACCCTTGGATCAGTCTCAGTGATAGAACTGGTACCATTGACGTATCAGGCATTGAAGTTTATAACAATAGTCCTATTCCAAGCAAACCAAGCATTGTACCAAGTTTTAGTGCGGCAAGTTATGCGAGGATTGATGAATGCATCGATAAGTTTTCAACAGGCAATAAAGAACGTATTGTTGTATTTCATTCAGGTGGCATTGATTCAACTTTAATTATTTCTTTACTAATAAGTCATCCAAAATGGAATACATTAAAAGATAGCATATGGCTTGCAGTAAACGAAGATAGTCAAATTGAAAATCCAGATTTTTTCAATGAGATTGTGTTGCCTTACTTTGGCGCCAGGTTATTGCCAAGCAATGACTACTATGACATAATTACAAATCCCAATTATCTTTGTATAACAGGTGAATGTGCTGATAACTTGTTTGGCAGTTTAACTTTAAAAAGTTATATGGATTCTACTTTAGATTTTGATGCAATACACAAGCCATGGGAAACTACCAGTTTAATTTGGCTACTTAATAAACGCGAAGCCTATAGAGATGAACGCGAGCAATTGTTATATGATCTTGTCAACGCATGTCCTGTAGATATAGATACCAATCACGATTTTTTATGGTGGTTAAATTTTACAATGAAATGGCAAGCAGTCAAGTATCGCATGAGTATGCATGCTCCAATGGCATGGCAAGCCGAATACATTGCATCTAATGTTGTTAACTTTTTTGATAGCGAGCAATATCAACAATGGGCATTGTATACCAAAGAAACCAAAGTTGGTGGTAAATGGAATACCTATAAATTGCCTGCTAAGAATCTAATTAACGATATATGGACAAATGAAAAGTATAAGATCTATAAAACTAAATGGCCTAGTCTACCAAGCATTACTCGTTATAACAATGCCTGGGGATTCTTATGGCAAGATGATAATGGTTTAAAAGCCACTATGGAGCTAGACGATAATCAGTGAGTTTGGTTTTTTTGAGCCAGACATCACTGAATACTCCATCAAATCGAATACTGAATGCCGCAAACGGGCTTGGCTTACTGGCATGCCAGTTTTCTGTATCAAACCATGATACTTGTCCTTCTACTGGATGCTCTTCTCCAGTTTCTCCATCAAACAAATAAAATTGTTTGCGGTCTACGAAAAAATTAATCCATACAAACTGATCTGGTTTTTCTACTGGGTTTAATGCACTACGATCTCTGTGCATCAGACAATACTGGTCTTGGTCGTTAAAGAATACAACTATGCGACCAATTTGATTGAATATTTGTTGTTGATGTACCCAACTAATAAGCCCTCTAAAATATTCTGCTGGTTTTGTATATGTGGTTTTGTTTTCTAAATGTTTATCATTGTAATCACTGGTAGTAGGAGCACGAAGATATAAATTATAACCAATTCCTAGATTATCTCCTATCAGTTTTAAAAACATATAAGCATAAGAATTAATATTTTTAGTTAACTCAATGACTTCTTCATGTCCAAGTGCGTCTGGATTACGTTTGGTATAATGCAAGGCATCAACTAATTCTCTACCAACTGGAGATGGTAATTTGCCACTACCATCTGGCCAATTTGGACCAATGCCAGCCACACTTGGCAACACTTGACCAGTTGCCCACGATTGCGAAAACGCTTTGCAGACTTCAAGTTTAAGTGAATTCAATTTGTCAATATCTACATATTGATCAAAGTTAATGTAAGGTTGGTTGGCAATTGTTTTAATCATTTAGATCCAGTGCTGTGCTAGTATTTTCATTTTATATTGCCTTGTTTGTATTATCTATTGCTTCCAATGAACAATTGCGTGTTTCTGTTCCGTATTTGGCTACTAATAAAACTGCTATAGTCAATGTTATGGCACCAAATAATGATATTGTCAAGATGGTTGGAGCCACTATAGCAAAAGTAGTCATGGCAATTATAAGTATGCCACCAAACTTTCCAATGCCAGCTGACAATCCAGCACCTCGAGATCTAATGTTAGTAGGATATATTTCAGAACTATACACACCCAAAACAGAACTTAACGCACTAATGCCGGTAATTGGCGTTACTAATAAGACATACAATAACCATCTATGTTCAATAATGGAGTTACCGGCAAGAGCAAATCCTAATAAAGACAACGCTGTAACCAATGCTAGTAAGATTATGGTTTTCTTACTACTCCAGAACCCGTATAGTCCTGTTACTATAAACGACATGGGCAATCCAAATATTGCCGCATTACGCAGAATAGTATCAGCCTCGGTAAATCCTAACTTGCGTAGGTTAGTGGGTATCCACAGATTAAATCCAAATAATACAAACCCTGCGGCCAAGCCTAACAAAGTAATACTTAAAGATATACCAGTTAGTCCAGGTTTAAACAAATCTATCCAACGACTAGTATCTTTAACTTTACCATCTGGTGCGGTATCTTTAATAATAACAGCACCATATTTGGCCATTACCTGTTCTGCTTCATCTGTTCTACCTTGTGCGGCCAAGAACCTTGGGCTTTCTGGAATCCAACGCTGTAACATAACAAACAAAATACCAGTTGGAAATCCTATTAACCAAAGTATTCGCCAACTGTAAATAGGTACCAAAGCGGCAGTGGCCCAACTGGTTACAATATAACCAAGGACTATGTTTGCACCAATCAAAGCCATGATCCAACTGCGGTGTCTTGCCGGGATAACTTCTGATAGTAGTGCGTAACAGATAGGAAATAGTCCACCTACTGCTACTCCCATTAAGAAACACATTATAACATTCCACCAAAAATCTGGCATGGTGCCACAAATAGACGTTCCTATAAATCCAATTCCAGCAAGTATAATAGATCCACGTCGACCTATTTTATCAGCTAACCAACCCCATAAGAAAGATCCTAATACTGTGCCAGTAATACCCGACAATGCCAAATATGATACAGGGATAGTTCCTCCTGGATTAAGTGGGGATTTAAGTCCATACTCCGTGGCCATGTATGGCATAATAAACGATAACGAAGTTGGCTTCATTACATCAATAATAATAGCCAACGACATCACAATTAATAAACCAATATGTGCCCGAGTTATTGGTGCATCATCTAAGGTGCCGACACGAATAGTCGTATTAGAATATGATTGATTGTTATCGGGTATTAGTCCGTATGCACAAGATATAAAACCAAGAACAATAGCCGCCATTCCGATATACAGATCGCCGCTCATAGGCATTCCGGCCAGCATATAACCGCACCCATCGGCCATTAGGAACATTGGTAAGTGTAATGCTACCCCTAATATTGTAGCCAGACACCCTCCCCAGAAAAACCAAGATTTTGAAAAATTCATCATTATTTTAAACTCCATTCTGCGTGTCATTTCTTTTCCTTTCTCATCAACCATATATGATAATATGGGTCCCATGCCCAACCTTTTGGCGGATTCAATGGATCAAACCTTTCTGGGTTAACCAATGGCGTTGCTGGATTATGATAGTACTCATTATACCTACGTGTTATTTCGTCTCTTGCAACACTATCGGTATATTCGTGTGCCATGCGTCCTTCACTTATTGGGTCGTAACCAACACACCAATTCCATGGCCATAAACCCCAATTGAAAAACTTTTTTATACTTTCAATCATTTTGATTATTAACTAAATCACTAGTCATTGGAAATATTTTTGCAATAACTTCTGCACAGGCCAATGCAACTTCTTGGTGTTCCAATTGCGTACCATTGGCACTACGCAATTCAATAAAGTGTATCCAGCTACGTAATGTTCCGTTCATGTACAATCTGCTTTCAGTTAGGCCTTCTGGCAATACAGCTCGAGCTTGTTCTTTTGCAATGCCCTTTTCAATTGCCCACTGGTAAGAAACAAGTGCTTGATCAATTACCAGCTGTTGCATACGCTCCCATTGATAAGCAAGAAAACGATCTGCGTCATTGTTTTGAATATCTAACTCTATACTGTTTTGTCTATTTTTGGTATCTTGTTTGCGAGCATCTCTAAGTACAAAGCTGAGATCCTTTGTTGGATCAGCGTAACGCTGGCTGAATTCTTGAAAGCTGAAACTTCTGTGTCTAAGGATTTGTCTTGCAATATCTCTTGTAGTAGTAATCTCGATGCAGGCGGACACCATTTCGAGCGGGCTCCAATGTTGGTGCTTAATAAGATATCGTATGAGCTTTTCACTGGTGTCTGTATTGAGTTGATTGGAGGGATTGCTGACACGGGCACAGTATGCAATGAGTTCTTGCACGTTGTCAATGCCCATAGATGCGAATTCAGATGTGGGTTGACTGTAAGATAAGAGTTTGACATTCATTTTAATTCCTTTTTATTCATTATAGCATCTTTACGCAAACTCCACAATCTTTTAATTTCCGCAAAGGATGCAAAAGGTATCATTAAGATCATGCAAGGATCAAACTCATGTGGTCTACCACTGACACTTGTTCCAAAATCAAAACTGCTTGCTCGTTGGTGGTGGTTATTGTGCCAGCCACTTCCCCAATGAAAATAACCAATCCACCATACATTTGTACTGCAATCTTTGATATCAAAATTTCTGTAGCCGGCCGCTGGTACATGACCAAATGTGTTTACTAACCCGTCTGCATGGAGACTCATCAAACTACCAATAACAAAAAACCATACTGTAAACTGTAATCCAAACAACAAACAACTTGACAGTAATGTTGCATAGATAATTTTATTGTAATGTTCATGACAAAATACCACACGTTTATCGCGTAATAAATCAACTGCATATCTAAAACTCACGCTATTTTGTGTAATACCAAATTGCCAGCCCATGTAACTGTGCAACCAGCCATTGCCAACAGGCGTATGAATATCTTTACCGGTGATGTCACTTACTTTATGATGATGCCCACGATGCAATGCCGCCCACCATAACGGACTACCTTCGCCAACCATGACAGCGGCCCATAATAAAAATGGTTCCATCCACTTTCTAGGTTGCCAACTACGATGACTCAAGAATCGATGTAATGTCAAATTGTTACCGACTCCATCCAGTAGCACCCATCCGCATACAGCAGTCAATGGCAACCACCAACTCCATCCAGTTGCAATTGCATACGCAATGGCCACCGCGGCCATAATATGATAAGGAAACCAAATTGCCAATATGTATGGAACTTGTTTTGTTTTTTTGTATAAATCAGCTTGAGTGATTAACCACTCTTTAATATTTGACATTATTCTTTTTTCTTCCTAATTGCTTGACCGCCTGCCGATTCTGGCTCAGTATTGTCTCTACGCAATATATATCTTCTTAACGTCATATCATGCGGATGTAGTACTCCGCCCATTAATTCATGGATAAATCCGTACGCATGACGCTCACCTTTAGACACAGTACATTCAACAAATGTAAAATATTTTTCGCGAAACGGCAACATGATTCTACTGTATGCTGATTCCCTGTCTGTTGGGTATGTAACAAAAAATTCATTCATATTGGCTTCTTCGTGAAATTTGCACAATTCAGCCATGATGATTCTAAATAACGGAATAAATTTAACACCCTTGTTGGCACTGAGCAACCAGCTGACAGACCAACTTGGAATGTGTCCCCAACGTCGTACTCCAACTAGTGCAACGCATTCATCATTGCTATTGTACAGTCCAAATGCTCTTCTAACATTGTGATTGTTAAATCTAGATGGCATTACAAATAACTTGTAAAACTTACGGAAACGATCTTCTCTTTCAGGATCTTGAGTAATTTTGAAGTCGGGATATTTGTCAGGCTCAGCTTTGGCATAAATTTCCAAAGAGGTTTGCACCATCAATTCAAGGTCGTCTTCTTCTAATATTTTTAAATTATATGACATGTTGATTCCTTTCCGGCTCTTAAATTATCTCTTAGTTCTAGTGCTGGTATTCCATAGCCTCTTGGCAACATCTCACCCAAGTGTTCTGCAATATTGTATTGTACTTGATTCCATAGATGCATGTAATTTTCTACACCTGTAAATTTAACTCGAGGTGCAAATGTAAATCCAGTGTGGCCATATATTTTTAGTTTACTGCTGGTCCAACCTAATTTGCCTGGAATACGATCGTTAATCAAGTCATCAACTGTTGACAAATCTAAGAATGCCAACATTGATTCAGGTGTATATGAATAGAAATTGTTCAAGGCTGGTATCCCTGTAATGTCATTGAATCTTCTCCATACTCCGTCTTGATCTTCTTTCTTTAAAAAAATCCAGCCCATTGATGTTTTGCCAGTGTCCCAATTTATACTTGGTATTTTTTCAAGTTCAATTTCATCAATGGTGATCATTGGAGCATTAAAATCTTCGGCAACTCTAAGTAGTACCTGCTGGTATAAGCTGTATGATTGGTATCTTTTGGCCACTTCGTAGCACTCGCTAGATTCTACAAATTCATTTATATCAAAATCTATTACATCACAAGTCATACCAAAATGTTTAACAAGATTTAACATTGGACCAATGTCATGTTCGTTGCCGCCATCAGGAAAACGTATGGTTGTTAATTTAGGTTTCAGCCCAGCTTCTAAGAAAGCCCTTAACGCAATTTCACTGTCCAGCCCGCCACTCATAAAAATTGTCAGATCTGGATAGTTTGTCATTATTGCTCGAGCATTACGTATGATTTCAGCACGGAAACTAAATGGTCGTCTTGTACATCCACCTACTCGCATGTGAGTAGTATCATGCTTGTCATAACGCCAACGCTGATTAACATCATCATTGTAATAATATATAAGATGATTGTTTTCTGTGTTAATTATTGACGACATCTTTTTCTTTGCGTATAAAAGGAGTATTTCTTACTCCATATTTTTTATCTAATTCTGATGATAATTCTATACATCTGCTCTTGTCAACAGGTTTGATCACTGCCCATTGTGGAGTATTATGTAATCTAATTTTTCTAGGTAGTGCAATGCAATCATCCCACCAGTCGCTCCATACAGTTCCCAATGTAGAACCCGAATTGGTTGAAAGTTTGACAATAGTGTTGTAGATCCAAACATTGTAATCATTGAAAGTCAACAACATTCCAGCCTTATTGCTTTTCACTGACCAATCCATATCAGCCCGGAGTAGATATTTTGACATTTCATTGTTTTGTCTATACTTTGGTAATAACCAGCATCTATTGCCACCAGAGGACAATTCATTGGATATGTAGCAGTTTTCAACTGCACAAATTCCTACCATGGAATCTTCTTGGGTGTCAAATAACAGGGCGATTTGACCACTATTAGTGGTCCATCTTTTCAAGTTATCTACCAGATACAAAAAACCAGCAGGAGGGTTTGTTCCCATATTGGCAAATGCTGGGCTTTTTGTTTGTGCAATTTTCTTTAAAAATACAAGATAAGCATTTCTGTACTTCCCAAAATCATCTGCACTTGTTATTTTGACTTCGAGACTCATGCATGTATGTATCTAATGATCAGTGTCGTTGTTAGCCAAGCACATGACCAAATGTATGCGATGGCCCATACTTCCATTTATTGCAGTATGTTCTTCGCGGGTATCAACCCACCATAACGTACCATTGTCAGGTAAATGAATTATTTGAGGCGGGTCAGTAAAAATGAAACGGGCCTGCTTGGTTGTAGTGATTGCAATATGTAATCTAGGATTTAAATCCGAGTGTATACTATAGCAAGTTCTAGGATGCATTATCATTAATCTACTGCGATACACAGGCATTGGCAAACTTTTAAAAAAATCTTCCCACCAGGTACCAGCCAATTGCGGATGTATGATGTTCCATTGTTGTTCCAATTGATCTGGTCGCGAACCTATGCTGGCATTCCAATCATCATCACCGTTGGTTTGCAATGATACTTGTTGCAGTTTCCATATGTCCCAATTATTGCGTTCAATGAGAGATTTAGTTTCTAGTTTTAATCGAGCAATATCTATGTTGGATGAAATTTTACCTACTCGTTGTTTCATACTGTGCCTATTGCCATAAAGCGTGTACACTTATATAATATCAATTCTCCGGCCCAAAGTATATTGGCAAGCCCACAAGAGCTGACAAATTCTTCTAATGTATGATGACAATTGACATGGTCTGGAACATCAAACATGTTGTTGCCTTGTAATATAACAGTAGTGCCCTTGGGTAGTGTTGATACCCATTCTCCATGATTGACAAAATGTTCAACAATGGTGTCTATTACCAATAAGTTTTTAAATTGTTTAAAATCAAACTTTTTTATATCTTCTGTCAGATGCTGATATTTGGCTATAATGTCCTGATTTAAAATAACTGATGCATTATGCAACGACTCATCTATATCAACATTGATAATTTTACCCAATCTTAAATTTTTACTTGTTGCAAGATACGGCAACATACCTACCCATCCACCAACAACCACAGTGGCCTGAGAGTTTGACAATAGATTTGCAGATTGTTTAGTTTCTAACCTATATTCTTGTAGTTTTTCCAGTAGCCAAAGTTTGCTTTTGACTTGGTTTCTGCTGAGTGCATCGATCCAATTCAAATTTTGATTTGTTAAGATTCCTTCTGCCAACACTTCAAGTTCGTGCCATTTGCTTACATTGTATCTACCAATTGCTCGTATAAACTCTCTTATGTCTTCGCGTATAACACACGACAGCAATGTTTCATTACCAAAAAATATTTCCAACAAATCAAACACTTTATAAAAATTTACTCGACTTTCATTGATCTTTTCCATTGCATATGCCAATACACTCAATGGATCAACTAGATTTTTGTTTATTTCTTTATTGTCTGACACCCACTTGCTTAACTTCCATAACACTGGAAGTTTTTCTTCGTACGTTAATTGATTTCTAAACAACGATAAAATTTCAGGATCACCCGGTGATAATTTGATCTGATTGGAGTTCCATTCAGCTGGTACATAAGGGCCAATTTCAACCAGCTTTTCTAACATTACCCATATGGTATCGTTATTGTTGTTTTTGATTGCATCTAACAGCGGATACAAATCAACAAAATGTTCTTTGCCTACTTCGATTATAAGATTTTCAAGTTCTTGCTGACTTGCACTGGATGTTAACCATTGTTGATAATGGTGTAGGCATTTATTAAAACCAAACATTTCATCAGTGTAGTAGATTAAAGATAACTCCAATCTCCTGTAGTCATTTAACTGGTACACTTCGCTCATTTAAACCATCCATACATGCCTAGATTGGTACGCCACTTAACATCTTCATACGTAAGAGGTTTTTCTGGATGCAATTGTGTCATTTTAACAAATAAACTTTGATCTGCATCTAAATCTGGCAGTATCCATCCTAGTCCATTGCTAAGTTGTTTACCAATGCTCTTGCTTGCTTTGACAGGATCAACTGCAGACTGTTCTGCAAAGAAATCTTTAAACCAAGCATAATCTCGTATGTTTACAAAATCAAAATCAGTATACTGTAATAACTTTACTGCTAGTCTTGCACCGTACACACTCCATATACCATTTTCAACATCTGCACCCACTGTCATCCATGTTATCAAACGTTGAAAGTTTGCGGCATGTATTTTAGTTGACCATTTGTCAAAAGGTACAACTACTCCCTGTTCCATACTGAGTTTAACACCTTCTCGGAAACCTACTCGGAATGCTTGATAAGCACTAGCATTGGTGTATACTGTAGAAAAACAACCTGGCATTTCTTTGTATCTTGTGAAGTCCCAACAAAAATCTACAGCATCTCGTTCAGCATCTGCAAGTTCATGGCTTTTCATATTGGCAAGATGTTCTGTGCTCCACATCTTTAAACCACCATTGCCGTACATGAGACCATTGGTATATTGGCGGCCTCCCCAGGTAAAACTAACATACCCATCCATGCCTGGTGGTGTAAGTTTATTAAAGAATGCAGAATCAACTATATTGTCTGCATCAACTGTTATGATATATTGCGAATCAGAAAATTGTGCGGCTGCGGTTTTATGAGCCGTATCAAACCCGACTACGCCATGCACTCTTGCAATATTATTATGCGGTACTGATTTTTTTAATCGTTCCCAGTTTGAATCTGCATTGGGTTCGTCAAAGCTTAGGAATACCACGGGTATTTCAAACATTGGAACTGATTTAAATTTTTTGTTAAACATAGACATTGTTAAATTCCTCCATTAGCCAATCCCAATTGTTGATCTTTGTTAATTGTTCGTTGTCGTTTCCGTACATCAACCCAAACTGTGTGCCTAAACGGGCACCATCAATTGCATATTCTCCATTTGGTCTGTCATTTCCAACAGTACACCAGGTAAATCTACGCTCACCGCACTCAACAATGTCGTTCCAGTATGTTATTATGTTTGATTCTTCCAGGTATCTTTCTATTATGATTCTACTTTGAGCTTTTCTATAATTTGATTTTTTATCATCTTCCCATGACTGTGTGGCCACATAATTTGCTAAGTTCTCCAAGTCAATTTGCTGATATAGTTTTGCTCGACTTACTCTTGACTTAATCAACGACAGAGATGCCAATTTGGTACATTCTCTAAATGCACCTATCCATGCCGACTGTGGTGTTGTATTAAACTTTGTTATGCAACTAACTTGTGTCATACTAAAAGATGCTCTACCAATTGTGGTTGACAGGTCAACTTCCCATTTGCGTTTTTCTAAGAATGGTTTTTTTGGAAATAGTTTAATTCCACCGTAGCCATAAACCAAATCATTCACTGGATTACGACTAGGCCAGACCAATACACATTCATTTTCTGGAACATTATATCTCTTTACATCTTGACTTGGCACAAAATCAAAGTCAAAGTCATCTAGTATCCAAGCGTCTGAATCAACTACCCAAAAGTTTTCAGTGTTGCTAAGTTCGGCACAGCGTTTGTGTACTTCGTATATGCCTTTCACATTTTCAACACGCTGAGCCGCTGTAGCAAATTTAAGTAAACGTGTCCAATTTGACTCGCTTCCTTCTTCGCCCATGGTAATAAAAAATACATCTAACATATTATTCTATAATAAATTGTTCAGTGTTTATTTCTTTAACTGTTGGACCAAGTCTGATAGGATTAAAATAACTGGCCTTAAAGAACCGGCTGCCTGCTTCATCAAGTTCGGCAATGTCTAAACGCAAATCTTGTTGTAGGATTTTTCCTAAACGACATGTTTCTTCAAACAGCTTTGTTTTGCTGTAAGAATATTTTAGTATTGGACATGTCACTTCATTACCTGCAAATTGTGGTATAACTGTGGTGGCCCAAAATTGATTGTGCCATTCAAAATCTCGCACAAGAGTATAATCCCAATCACGTTTAATATTTGTCATGTAACAACCTAAACGTGTGCCGTACATGGCCCAAAGTCCATTTAATGTATCTGCACCAACACTCATCCATACCAGTAGTCTACTGTGATTTTTAGAATTGTTCTTGTCAGCGATTTGTCGCCAGTCCATTGGCTGTCCGCCATGCAATGCCAATTTAACACCTTCACGGAATCCTGCTCTGTATGCCTGATAGGGAGTGGAGTTATTGTATACATCGCTATAGATATTGTTAAGTTGATGATAATGAATATCCCAACAAAAGTCCACTGCGCCTGCGCCCGAATCAACTGCTTCATGTGTACGCATTTGTTCTACAACTTTTTTGGGCCAAAGTTTGACGCCACCATTGCCGTAAACCAAACCATTGATAACATTTTTACCAGACCATGACAATACATCACTACGATCAAACTGTGTTAAATCCAATTCTAATTCAAAGAATTCAGGGCGTACTTTGTTGTCTGCATCCACAGTAATGAATCGTTCTGTTTCTGCCAATGCTGCCGCGGCCTTATGGCAAGCATCACTGCCATAGACTCCATGACTGCGTTTGGCCCAGGGACACTTTTCTAGTAAGTCAGCATAGTTCTCATCTGCATTGGGTTCATCATAACTGATAAACACAATGTCAAACTCGTTAATTGGGGTTTTCATTAATTACTCCGATATCAATGTTATTAGCTTTATATAACAGTTGCGGAGGGGTGCTGTGCGGCCAATCGGAATAAATTTCAAATGGAATTTCTTGTCTAAGCATCAGGGCTGGCATGGCCGACCATGCCTCAAAGTAAGCAGGATCATCTGCTTTTAACAATGCAATTTTCAAATCTCCTATTAGACCATCAATTGGAGATCCTTTTTCATAGTGGCTCTGTGCCCATAATCTTCCATCTTTGATGTAAACAGAAATATGCTTGCCAGCGCCATTGTGGCTCAGTGTTGTTTGTTCGTCACTGACTCCACTGTAAGGAAAATGTGATCTTGCCCTGGTAAAGAACAACGAATCTGCTATCGGACTCATGTTGATTCGTATACGCTGATTTCCATATAAGATTGATTGCACCTGTGCATGATTCATAAATGCCCACAATCGTTTTTCCCAAAATCCCCTATTGATAATATCGTCAATGGATACTTGTACTTTATCAAATAACAAATGAGGATCTTCGTAATCTGTTATGAAAAGAAAAAAGTCATCTGTAATGTTGCCGTGGTCAATATTTTCTTTTATTCTAGTGGTCCACTGTCTACTGGCCTCTACTCGGAGAATTCCCGAGTCATTGAATAACGTTATCTTGATTGGACTTAATATACTTCCTTGATGTTCACCGGCACTGAGCCAAGCCTGCCATACGTGTTTTTTCTTGTATTCGTTTGGCTTTCTTAAATCGAGTAAATCAATGGCTCCTAGATTTTCATTATAATCAACTATAAAGTCATTTTGATTTTGTTTGCCTTCAAGGATATCTCGTACCCTGGCGTAATCAATTACCAGTGTACCAGCAGATTTAAATTCACCTGGTTCAATACTCAGAATCTGACCGTTTGACGGATCGTATCCTATTGTCCAAAAATCGTTGCGAGGCGCTTTTCTGTCTCGTAGTATAAATTGTATCTCATCCACGTTGCCAATACTCCAGAGGTTTCTCACTCTCTGCTAGCCACACTGGATAAATCTGCCCGTGATTTTCCAATTTGAAATTGCTGTTGGCTGGATAAAAAGCAATCCAATCGTGCCACGCATTGCTTGAGTACATTATTGGTTCAAGCTCTAGATCTCTAATACTCATATCAACAACTTTAAACCAGTTTGGAGTTTCCCATTGACCAGTGTTTGATGCGATGCCTAACAAGTGTAATAAAGTAGGATCTTCTGGAGTATATGAATGCCAATACAAGACTGGATCCATTTCTTTGACAAGTTTAAAACTCAACAATGCTGATTCAGGATTGCCAATTATCATTAGATAAGGCCACACATCAAGTTGATTCTTTTCGATAGCCTGTCGATGCTGAATCTTTCCTGCTGGTATATCAACGCCTCTATGGTCTACTCCACAGCCGGGCATGTAGTTTTCTTTGCGCTCCAGAGCCAAATTTGCAATATGCAATGGAGTATGTCTAATACATAGTCCGGCCATGCAAATAATATCACCGGGAGCTAAGTTTAATGCGGCAATGGTATCTAATTGTGATTGTGCATTGCCTGCGACAGCAACAAGTTCACATTTCAATGCTGGATTTATCAAACCAATGTCATAGCTTGTTATTGACGCTAGTGCTTCTTTACCTGGTGCTACTACAATGTATACTGTCATGCCAACATGCCCATTATGGTTTCATAATGTCTAAGTATACTTTTCTTATTCATCAAGTGTACATCTTCGCCTTTGATCTCAACTGCTATGTTTTTCCATTCTTCTGGCAAGTTGCTTAACATTACCCAATGATTTGATCCTTTGACTTCAATTATGTTATCACGCTGATCCTGATAACGCATAAAGTTGGGAATCTGTCCAATAAAGCCACCATCTTGCCAGCCATCACACATGTGAGCCGCAATACTGGCAGAATAATCTGTGCGATATAGTGTACCAGGAAACTTGTATAAAAAACGATAGTACTCCCAATTCTTTTTTACTTCTGCCCACATGTTGAAAAAGTGTTTGGCTTCTTCACTTCGACGCCAATATACCACAGTCGACCACCACATACGAATACCTGCATAGTGCAACCAGCGTTCTGTTATAAAAGGTTCTTCGCATCGTAGATTACGAGCATCTCTGTACATGGCCACGTCATGCTGTCCACCAAACAACATTGAAAGATTTGCATTACCACATAGATAATCAGTGTCTATTAAAATTGTTTCATCAAACGGACTTAGATTATAAATGTCATGTTTGTTTGTGTTTGTAAATTGAGCATTGAAACTGTAGTATGCCCCGTCCTGATGCATACGCATATTCTTTTCATACACAGGATCTGTTAAAATAATGTCGTCCCAAGCGGCTGCCATCAGTTCTTCTCCGTGTACTTCTTTGCAATGCTCAAGACTCTGCTGATTTGTAACAAGCACCACTGGATATTCAGGCATGTGCTTTTTTACAGCGTAGGCAGCAACAAGCGCCAACTGCGTATAGTCCAGTTGCTCATTGTTATAAGCAAACATCATAAAGCCTTTAGACACGTTATAGTCCTACTAACTGAGTTGTTGTTCTTGCTGTTTTAAGACGTTGCTGTTCGTCTTGTTTAAGTTGGATTGCAGAATCATATGCTTCTATAATCTTGTTCAAAAAATCATTTGAATCTACAATTGTGACAACATTTCCACTTTTGTCGTCAACCAATAACTTTTCGCCACGTATGGTTTTTATACCAACAAATGCAATTAGTTCTTGACTAACTTGAAATATTGAGTTTTGGTATGATAGCAAAAGAGCCGCGGCTGTACGGGCTTCAATGTTTTGTCTTTGAATTTGTAAAGTTAATCTATAGTTGGCAAATGCCAAGGCATCATTTAATGTATTGTCCATTTTCACCTTCTTATACAGCGTATTTATTGCTGTATTTTAGGATGATTTGCCAATTATTTTAAAATTCGCGCCAGGCTCCGGATAATATAATATCTGGACTTGGTATTGTCAAAGTCAACCCGTTTTCAGTTACAGGAGTTGGATATGTCATTGTAACAGTCATTGTAATTGGTCCTCTTACATTATGTCCAGCAGTTGAGTGATCTAATAGAGTTCTAATTTTTAAATTGTTATTGACTATAGTGCCATACAATTTTAATCTACTTGAACCATATGCATCTCCGCCGCCCTGGTAGCCACCATAGGATCCATAACTTTGGCCACCGCCACCTGGACTTGTGTATAATTGCTGTTCAGATGTTAGTAGACTACTAAAACCTTTGTTTTCAGTAATTCCTTGGTCATTGATACTGACGCAGTCCTGTACATTAAATTTTAGTGTGCCTATTCGTTGAAACAGTCCGAGCCACGCACGATATCCTGGACCATTGTCTCCACCTGTAATACTGTATGATAAACGAATATCTCCACCAGCATTGAAGAAATGTCTAGCATTTTCATATCCACCAAAGTTCAATGTGATTGAATTTTCAAGATTTGTTGTCCAATTTGGAGTATGTGTATATGTGCCCAATGTAGAATAACTTGTATAATCAGGCTTGACATGATTTCTAACATTTCTTGCAGTCTGCAATAAACTTGTTGCAGTATTAAAAAATTCAGCAGTGATTGTTGCACCAGTATTGACAATTACCAATTCCTGGCTTGTGCTATTTGTACGCAATGTGCTTAAATTGATTCGTTTGACCAATTCATTTGTATGTACAGCAGTTACTATATTACCAGGTACTACAGTATTTGCATTTTGGCCGCCCCAGCCCCAGCGAAGTCCGTTCTCTATTACAGGATTAGCACTAGGACCTTGACCACCATGGGTATCACCATACAATTCATTGACCAAAGCTGCCAATGAATTGTAGTAATCGGCGGTAATTTTATCGCCAGAATTAACTGACATTATCTTGCACCAACTGTGGCTTCAACTTTGCCGATGCCTGCACCACTGAACTGGCCTAAACTACGTCCAACAATACTCCATGCTGGTGAATCTATACCCGCGGCTTGCGCTACACCTGGTACATCACTGGCAATTAATCTGTCACCGCGATTTACTTCGCCTTTGACTTTGACTGGAATACGACCAGCTACTGCAATAGGTAGTGCATTTTTTCTACCTTTGGCTTTGGTATTCATTAGGTAAGCAGGGCGAGTTGACACTATACCAAAAACATTGGTATCTGCCATACTTGTTGTTTGTGTCACTTCAGCAGAGCCACCTAAACTTACAAGCGTTCCTGGTTCATATGTTGCATCACTAACATAAATTTCAGCAACGTCAGCAAATTCAGCTTCAACTGCAACACCGCGAATTTTAAAATCACTGCTGGCATTCATGTTTAAGCCACGACCAATGGTTCCAGTGGTATTATAATCTCCAGTGCCTAAATTAGCATCTGCACCAGTTTGTGTATTTGCACCACAAAACGCACGTAGGCCTTCATCAAGGTGAGGTGTAAAATCTGCGTCCCCGCTGATAATTGCTACAAGTACACCTGATATTTGAATTTTAACACATTTATGATAGTTTCCACTTGCATCTTTGATGTTTGCTTCAAACATTCCGGTTCCAGTTGTAAATGAAGGAATGCTCCACCAGTCTGGACTATTGACTGTTCCCCTGTTGACTTTTAATGTTCCGCTTGGATCCGACAATGTTTGAATAGTTGATGTGTTGGTATCAAACCATAACTGGCCTGGCAACGCATTTAATTCTGTTTCTTTTTTTCCAGCAAAGTTTTCAATTAAACGTACAAAATTGTTAGCAATAATGTCGCCATAACCTAGATAATTTTTGCCTAGTAGTACTAGGTCAGTTGATGTAGTGTCAATTTCACCATCCAGTAACTGGACTAACGGTGAACCATCACTATATGTTAATGTATATGCCATTTATTCTTATCCTTTTTGGCTAAATTGCCATTATAGTATTTAGTTTTAACCTTTTAACCAGCCCTAACTCTGAGGGTGTATACAATCTGGATTGTTTGATCTGCATTTTTTTGTACAGGATGGAATATAAAATGTGTAAGCAGGCTACCTGATTTATCACCACTTAAACCCCTGGTTTTTAATCCAATTTCGTTAAATTCAAATTCACCATCATAGATTGTTGTTGCATCTAGACTAGCACTTGTTGCACCGATGATGTTGTAACTGCTGTCTTTTTGTGGTTCATTATTTGCCAATGTGACTGTAATTACAGTATCTGAGTAGTTTGTACCCGAATCATGTACAATTGTGACGCCATCTGTTGATCCTTCTGTTCTTGAAACATTTGAATCATCTACAATCCTATAATATGTAGGCACATGCAAATCTGCAGTACTGCCAACAATGTTTGGATTTCTATAAGTCATTGATCCATCTGTGGCAATGATGACTGCGCCGCAGCCAAACCACATTTCACTTATGAAATAACCTTCATTCCTTGCCAATGCATTTGACAAGGCAATGCTCATGTTTTCTTGATGTATGGCATTTGAACCTTGATGTAATAGCTTTCCGGATGTTACGTCTGTTATTGTAATAAATGTTTCAATGCCAATTTTTAACTCTTGTGTGTTCATAATCAATATTTAGCGTTTTTTTAATAACCCGCTTTATCCTTCTTCTGTAACAGTTTGTGTTACTGGAGCATCATTGCTTAATAACAAAGGTAATCCAGTTTCAGTTACAATTCGTTTCTTTAGGACATCAGTAACTGTGGTACCATTATGTTGTCTATCAATTCTGAATGCTTCTGGCGTTTCAACTGACAAATAATTTCCACCTATCACTGTAATTGTCATTGATTCGTCAATGCCAACTGTCAATTGTTCCAGTGAATTGTCAACAGTTCCCCTATCCACAATCTGACTGTGATAAGGTTTTACTTCGTTGATGTATTGTTTAATTAACGTGTCTTTTTTGTCATAAAACAATGCAACTTCTTTCAAGCTATTACTTGATGTTGAGTCCAATGATAGATAAGTTGTTTTAAACGCCCAATCAGCTGTGGGATTTTGCACAAGACTTTCTTTTAGCATTGCAAAGAATACAAGATTAAAGTAACCTATGTCAGTTCCAACAAAGATGTCTTCTCGCAATGCTGTCATTACAATATCAAAGTAACCCAAGTCCCATGCTCCAACATCCCATCCAGCATCATCCCAGGGAATTGATTGCCAAATTTGATTTAATTGTATAGTTCCATTGCGTTTGTAAATTAATGCAAATTCATTTGTTGTTAAATCAACAACATCGTATACTGCATCAATTAAACCGGTGCTATCTAATAGAGCAAATCTTGTTGGGTTGTTGTAGCTGGATAATTCACTCAGTGATTTTACTTTTACAGCTTCGTTGCCTGGTGCATATCCATTCACTGAATAGTCAGTATAGTACCAGTATTTTGTAACATCAACTGATCCATCGCCCAATAAAGGTTTCCATGTAATTAAATTAGCGTTCCAATTTGTTTTCCCAGTTACATTAACTTTTAACAAATAATCATTTACTGCGTCAACAAAAGTTCTTCTGGCCGCGGTAATGTCTTTGAACCAACTTTGTGGTTTAGGACTATAATTATTTCCATATCTTCTCAGCGGATGTAGTGTAATATCTGGCACATGTCTTGGCTTAGACAGTACAGCATAGTAATTGTTATCCTCTAGTACATCTTTAACAATGGCAGTTGGTGTCAATGCCAATCTTTTCATTAATAATGTAGTGATTGGATTATTTGGTAATCCATTTACAAAAGACGTTGCAGGTGCTGATCCAATGTTTAACGCAACTTTAAAAATACCAAATGGTAAATTTGATCTAGCAGATGCTCTCCATTCAGCTTCGTTCCAGGCAAATTTAACGGCATTTCGTTCAGCTGTTATTGTGGGCAATACTGGAACATCTGATCCACTGTATGACGCTGTGTATGTAAAATCAATTGTGTTCAAATCAACGAATGTAATTATGTCGCCATATGCATATGAATTTCCAGGTACATATTTCTTAATTGTTGCTAAGGTTCTAAAATTATCTGCACCAACTAAACTGTCACGCAAACGTTGGTATGGATACTCAGGTATCAAACTGCCGTTCAATCCTTCAGTGAGCAATGTTCCAGTTGTATGTTTTTGTTCTGGATTTTTATTTTGTTCAATTCGAAGAATCAAACGATCTCTGCTGACAAAATATTCATTGATATTTGAAATTAATATACTTGCAGAAACAGGAGTATCCAAAGATGCATTATTTGTATAACTGTTATAAATGACCTGAACTGGACTGATCCAACTAATGCCATTTGCATCTGGGTCATTTAAAATTTCTTCAATGACAGCCGCAGAATATGGTCTATTAGAAGCATCAGGTACTGTGGTAAGTCCACGTTGCCAATAATAATAAGTTGTTATTGTGCTGCCATTTGTTTGTAGCTCATCAATGACAGTATACCTGACTTGACCTACACCACTGCTGTCATCAAGATATATTCCTGGCACATTCAAATCTGGTTCAGTGGTAGAGCTGACCCATTGATATACCACTACTTCGCTGTCAGCAAATTGTTTGCCCCAATTGTCAATCCTATAATTTAATGTTCCTTGCTCATATTCAACATAACGAACACAGCTTGTATCCCACCATAATTGCCCAGTCTGGCGACTATTCCAGGACTGTAAATCAAATTGATTTAAAATTCCAAGCTCGTTTACATTGTAAATTGCAGGATCAATTGACTGCTGATAATTGATATACTGAGTCATTTCATTGATAGAGTTTCCTTTAAAAGGATCAAATACTTCCAGCGTTGTTAAAATATTTTCACTTGTTTCGTCTAGCAATTGAGCTTTATAAATTGCATTGGTATCTATTAGATACGGATCCAATTGTGTTGATAAAATTGTTTCGCCAGATTGACCTGCACCAATTTCATATACTGTACAATTATAGTTAAAATTAGTTGAAGCCTCTCCATCATTGTCAATGTAGGCTTTCATGCCTGGAGCCCAATTGTATGTGTTCAGGCTGGCCTGATACTCTTGCAATGTATCAAATTTTGTTGGCAACATTTTAAATGCTACCGTATTATAAATTATGTTATCGCTTGTGCTTCTAATAGGAATTAAAAGATTGTAGTCGTCAACCACAGCTTTAATTCTATGAACTCGACTGTAGTTTCCATCATTGGCACCGCTAATGACAATGTAGTCACCTTCGTGCATGCCATGCGGACCAGTGAAGGTCACTTTGCTTTCACTGAGTCCTGGATTGATTGCATTTGGACAAATTTCTTCAATGTACATTGGCCCAAATGATTGCAATATGTTCCAACTGTAGCCAGTTGTTTTTAATCTCCAATATGAAAATATTTGTGGAATTAATACTGCGCCGGAGCCACTGGTACTTGTTATGTTTACTGTTGGAACTTCTATAAAATTTGTAGTGGTATCTGTAACATTTATACTACCTATTGCACCGTTGGCCACTGCATTAACTGTTGCTGTAGCAGGTGCCAATAAAGAACTTCTGGCAGAATCTGAAATTATAATTTGAGATGATGTGGTATAATTTGATCCGCCATCTACCACAAATATTTTGTCAATGATTCCATTGACAGTTTCAGTCACTGTTGTGGCAGCTTTCATATTATATGTCAGTCCAGTTGATGTAGCATCAACCCATTCAGGATCTGTAATCACTACTGTTGTAAATCCTGGTAGATAATTTTGACCACCACTTGTCACGGTAATACTTTGCAACTTTCCGTTCACAATGTTTGCTGTTGCTGTAGCACCAGTTCCTGTTCTGCTCTGAAAACTAACTTTAATATCGCTTGCGTATGTAATACTACCTTGTCCTTCGGCAGAAACATCTACACTTGTTATAACACCATTTGTTACGTTTGCAGTTGCTCTTGGATATAATCTATTGATTGACAATGTTGTTGTTGAAGGATCATAGTTCTTTCCTGGAGTTGAGATCTGAAAGCCTGTGATAACGCCATTTCTAATAACTGTTGTATTCAAATCAATTGCGGTTACTGCTGTGACTTTTGCAGTAGCTCCTGATCCAGACGTGGATGTTGTTGCGTATATTGTTGGATTTTGCAGTGACCATACCGCATAAGATTGTCCACCATATCCAACTCCTGACACATTGGGTGCCAATTGAACTGTTTTTATACTTCCAGTTGTTGGTGCCGCAATGGTAAATGTTACAGTTCCTGTGTAACCAGTTCCACTGCTATCAATGGTTATTCCTGTCACACTACCACTTGTTAAAATTGCAGTTGCATGGGCACCAGTTCCATTACCTTGTATTGTGACTGTAGGAGCAATCTCATATCCACTGCCACCATTTAAAATAGTTGGATTTGCGATTGTGCCAAGTGTAACTGTAGATGAATTTGCTGTTGCAGTATTGGTATTGATTTCAGTTACATTAAATCTAGCATTGTCTGCACCAACAATTGGATTTACCAATGTAACTATTGTGTTTACTTTGTACCCACTGCCACCATTGTCAATGGTAAACGTGGAAATCACACCTTGTTTATACAATGGCTGTCTTATATTGTCGCTTAACACTGGCGTAACTGTTGCGCCAGTTCCAGTTGGACTGTTTACAATAATTTGTACACTATCTGCAAAATAATTATTTCCAATTCCAGTTGATCCAACTGGAAGGCTAATAGAATCAATTTGACCTATTAGAGGATGTGTTATTACTTCACTTGTAAAATGAGGAGATAGTTCAGCTTTTCCATTGCCGCCCACTACTGTAATGATAGTGGTTGCAGGATTGTACTGACCAACTGTATCATTCACTGAAATTTCAGTAATTTTACCATTGAGTACTGTGGCCACATTGCCAATGACACGCTGAGTATTGTTTATTGTTGTTTTAACTAAGTCGCCAATTTGGTAACCTGTTCCAGAACTATTAACAAATATTTTTTCAAGTGTATTGTTGACAAACGAGCTACCAGATGTATGGTTGGCAATACAAACATTGTAATGTCCATCATGCTCAATCAAATCACCAACAACATAATGTGTGTTTTGTGTCCATGAGCCAAGATAATGTGTATTGATGTTGTAACCATAATCGCTGACCCATACACTTGGAAGCAATTTACTATCAATAGAAACTGCTTCCCATTGAGTTGAATCAAATACACTGGTTGACGAGCCTGTTATCTTTGCTGTGGCTCTATATAGTGTTCCCAACTGCCAGGTCAAATCACCTGGCAGATAGTCTTGGTATATGCTAAATCCATTTGTTGTAAAGATTTGATTGGTAGTTAACGTAATATCACTGCTGTTGATGGTCGCATTTGTTGGCTTAATAGACTGATCTATTTTGATAATATCGCCGATGGTGAGATTGGTTAAATCTCGCATCTTGATATCTACATCAAATAATTCAGCAACGCCAGCGTTGGGCAACCAGTCTTTTGTGGTGTTGTATGATGTTTGTGTTGCCCTATCTATAATTGCAAATCCATAAGGAGTTGCTGGCTGTGTTACCCAACGACCGTCTCTTTCACGCAGGTCAATGATGTTGTCGTTCAAGCTGTCTGCAATTAATGTGCTGTAACCATTTTTACTAAAACGTATTACCTGTCGATTTGTTGTGAAATCTTCTTTACGTAATTCAATTTCCCAAATTTTTTGTGTATATAAATTGCCAAATTCACCTGTTGTAATTAACCATTCTTCGTTAATTGTAATGTCTTGTGTTTTTCCTGGTATGTCAATGCTACGATTACGGAACAATGCATCAAACGCTAAATTTGTTCCCATAGCAGTTTGCAAACCTTGTTTGTAAAGGTGCTGTGTGTCTTTTGCTTGAATCAGTTCGTCAACAATTGTGTATCTGTCAGGCACTACATCAGATTTTGCAATATCAGTTTTAAGAGAATCAAATGCATTTTGTTCAGGCTTATGACTGTCTAATATGTCCGACATTAGTGCATCAAACCCTGGCAATAAACCAGTTGGTTGAATTACAACACCACGTGCTGTTGGCCTACCTGTCCATCCACTGGTTCTTCTACCTGCCAATGTCAATACATCTAGTCTATTTCCAAGTTGGAAATCAGCAATTAAATCTCCAAATTTTGTTTTACGATTGATATAAACAATATGATCATAATCTCTAGTTGCAAAATCAACAAATACAATTTGTTGATTACCCAATGGAACAATCATATCTGTATTTGCTTCGTAATCTCTTGTTATTAACAAATCGCTTGCCAGGGCAGAACGTCCGTTTGCAAAAATTATCTTGCCGGAACGGCCAAGGTCAGCATCCAACCTGTCAAGTATTCCCCGATCATGCTTGAATTTTAATCCATTGTTTGTTGCAACACCAACAATACAATAATGATTTGTGCCCCAATGCTCTGCAATCCATTGCAACGCATCTAGTCCAGCCTGTTGCCAATCGTTAATTGATCCGCGACTATTGACTTGATCCAATATCAGTCCACGTGATGTTTGGTATGCTTGCAGTCCACTGAAAAATGTAAACAATTCTTGTTTATTAGCAATGTAAGAACCATACTGTAAAGTGTGTTCTATCTTGTCCCATTCTAAGTACTTGATAAATGTACCATTTGGTGTACTGACATTAGTTCGTGTTCCAGGAAAACTTGATGTCAAACTGCGAGTGCTTGGTTT